CTAATCAGTTTTTCGGTGATTTTTATGTCAAAAATTTATGTACTCGTCCTATGCCTGTATTTAGTATACCAGGTTTAATAGATCATCATTAAAATTTTTAAATTTATTTTGATTTATTTCTTGACATTTTGATTTATTTAGTGTATAATTAAATTATCAAATGAAAGGAGAATTGAAATAATGAAAAAAAGATCTGTTGAAGGTTATGAGATTGGTAGTGATTTTATTTCCTTTTTTACGACTGAAGGAGAAATTATTGTTTCTTTTAATAAATTTCAGTTGGATTGTATTTCTGCTGAAATTAATGATTATGGTTATAGTCCTTCTCTTTTAAATGTAATATTGGAGGTAGAACATGAAAATTAAATTTAAAGTTTTTGGAGAGCATGGTTTTTATACGAATGTTGTTTTGGATCCGTCTGATCCGTGTATGTCATATGGTACTTATCGGCGTCTGATCCGTGAAAATAATGGTTTAATTCCGTTCATTTATGATCCGTCTTGTCTTTTGCGGACTAATCCTTATATTTTTGGCATTCCTGATGTATATTTGCCTTATGATTGCTCTTTTTAGGCTTTGGAGGCCTTTTTGGCCTCCAGCTTGCAATATTTCCTTATAAGCTGCCTTGGCATAAGCAGAGCGATGCCCTTGCCAAGGCTCTATTTTCATTTTTAAGAGGTGTTATTATGGCTATGTATGATAATTTACTTAATTCAATAAAAGAATCGTCTGCGGCTAATACTGCCCAATCTCAGGCTTTCGCCCGTGAGGAGATGCAGTTTAATGCTGAGCAAGCTGCTCTTACCCGTTCTTGGCAAGAGAATATGGCTAACACGGCCCATCAAAGAGAAGTAAAAGATCTGATTGCCGCCGGTCTCAATCCTATTTTGTCCACAGGTGGACAAGGAGCCGCTACTCCTTCTGGTGCTACCGCTACTGGTAAATCTGGTAAAGTTGATGAGTCTTATTCTTCTGCGATAGCTGGTTACTTGCAGTCTCTTATTGCTTCTGCTACGCAAATTAACGCTGCGCAGATTAGTGCTAATGCTATGCTTGGTTCTGCTTCTATGAGCGCTGCTGCTTCTCGTTATGGTGCAGATCGCAGCTCCGCCGCTTCTATTTTAGGTTCAACGCTTTCGAGTAGTGCTTCCCGTTATGGTTCTGATAAGAGTTATTCTGGTACTAAATATAATGCTAATATGAATTTTGCTTCTAATATCATATCTTCTTTGATTAACGCTATTGGCAATAATAAGGCCGCTGGCGTTCGTAAAGGTAAGTGATTACTGTCCCATTTATGGGACAGTGAAACAGTCAGCCCAATTACCCTCTTGATGTAATTGGGCTGACTGACACCTTTTTGAAAAAAAGTAGTCTGACGTTGTATTTATTTTAGAATAATATTAAAATATTTATTGAATTTAAAACATTTATTAAACGTTCATAGTTTATATTATTAATATGAATTTTGCCGTTTTTTCCGGCTATGAGGTACATTATGGATTATCTTGTTAGTTTATATGATGTTTATAAAGATGATTATGTAACTTTTCACTTTTATAGTGATTATGACGTTGCTTCTGATGATTTTTATGTCGATCTTGATGAGGCCGCATCTGATCGCGGTATAGATTTTTATCTTGTTAAAGAAGTTTTCGAAGGTTTTTGAAATGTGTAAACATCCTTTAAAAGGTTTTCCTATAGGTATTTGGCCTGATTCTGGTAAACCTAAATATAAGATTGTTTCATATAATACTGATTTCGTCCGCTTTGATGGTGATTATTGGCATGCTCTGCAAGGTGTTCCTTTCGGTGATTACGTTTCTGAATTTATTGAAATTCCTTGCGGACAGTGTATTGAATGTCGTTTGCAGTATGCCCGTGATTGGGCTAATCGTTGTATGCTTGAAGCTCAGTATCATGATGAGAATTGGTTCTTAACTTTAACTTATGATGATGATCATCTTCCTGATCGTCATGAACTTGTAAATTGTGATACTGGAGAGATAGTTCCCTCTCCTATTGTATCGCTTAATAAGGACGAACTTTCTTCTTTTATGAAGCGTCTTCGTAAAAATACAGGTCAGAAGATTCGTTTTTTTGGTTGCGGCGAATATGGTGATGAGACCCACAGACCTCATTATCATGTTATTATCTTTGGTTTAAAGCTTAATGATTTAAAGATATATAAAACTAATTTTCGTGGAGAGATCTTATATAATTCTCCTACTATTGATAAAGCTTGGCAGTATCGAGGTCATGCCGTTTTGGCTGAGTGCTCATGGGATACTTGTTGCTATGTAGCCCGTTATGTAACTAAAAAGTTGAAGGGTAAATCTTCTTACATTTATGAAGATTTAGGTATACAACCTCCCTTTGTTCGTATGTCTCGAGATCCCGGTATTGCCCGTTATTATTATGACGATAACAAAAGTAAAATATATGATTATGATAAAATTTTACTGTCAACTTCCGTTGGCGGTAGGTCTTTCAAGCCGCCTCGATATTATGATAAGTTGTATGATGTGGAGTATCCTTCTGATATGGCTGCTATAAAATTAAATAGGCAGTTTGTCGCAGAGAAGGTTAAAACTAATAAGTTAAAAAGAACAGATCTTAGTTATCTGGAAATGTTGGCCATTGAGGAGGATACTCTTATCAACCGTCTTGGTCATCTTAAAGAAAGGAGTAAAATATGAGGCGAAGAAGAATGAGTAGGCGCAAAGATAAGAGAGTTTTTGCTCGTACCGCTGGCAAGACCAAACAAATTAATGTTAAACCCGGAGAATGGAGAGGAGGCATAAGATTATGAAATATGGTTTATATACTATGAAAGATGAGAAAGTGGGTTATCTTCAGGTAACGCAGGACGTTAATGATTATACTGCTATTAGGAATTTTACCCATGCTATAACGGCCGAAGGCTCTTTATTTAATGCTAATAAGAGTGATTTTAAGCTTTATAAGCTTGGTGAGTTTGATTCTGCTACTGGTGAGATAGTTCTTTGTCCTACTATTGAGCTTGTTTGTGATGGAGGTAGTTTATAATGGATTATCGTACCCAATTTGATGATCATGAAAGGTTTATATGTGAGTCTGGGCGTGAAGAATATGAAGTATATACCGTTGATGATGATGGCAATCCTGTTGTGTCTGGTTTGAATAATCGTTATGATGAAATTCAGTCTCATCGTGATTCGGTAGAACTTTCTGTTCTTTTGCAACGTTATGCTCAAGGTGATGAGACTGCTCTTAATAAGGTTCAAGGTGTATATGAAGATATTGTTGATTCTCCTAAGACGCTTGCTGATATTTATGAGTATGTTAAAGACGCTGAGAATAGTTTTAATAATTTACCCCCCGGACTCAGAGATCTTTTCAATAATTCCCCTGTTGAATTCTGGCGGCAAGCCGGAACGCCTGAATTTCTTGAAAAGTTTGATAAATTTACTGCTGCCGAAGGATCTAAGAAAAAGGCAGCTAATAGCTCTAATAATAGCGGCAGTAATAACGATGGTAATTCGTCTAGTGGAAATGGAGGTACTTTGAATGAATAGGAATCAGAATTCACATTTTTCTAAAAATCCGCAAGTTGATATACAGCGTTCGAGGTTTGATCGTTCGCATAGTGTTAAACTTTCCGGCAATGTTGGTGACCTCATTCCCTTTTATTGTGATGAGGTTTTGCCCGGTGATACATTTCAGATAGATACGTCTAAACTTGTTCGTTTACAGACTCTTGTCACTCCTGTAATGGATAATATTTATCTTGATACCTATTACTTCTTTGTTCCTTGTCGTTTATTGTGGGAGCATTGGCGAGAGATGATGGGCGAAAATACTTCTGCCCCTTGGTTTCCTGAGGTTGAATATTCCGTTCCGCAGGTTACTTCTCCGGTTCGTTCTGGTAGTGGTTCTGAATTCGGCTGGGCTGAAGGTACTATAGCTGATTATATGGGTATTCCTCCTTATATTGGTAATCTTTCTGTTTCTGCTCTTCCTTTCCGCGCTTATGCTTTGATATGGAATGAATGGTTTAGGGATGAGAATTTGCAGACTCCTCAGTCTATTCCTTTAGGTGATGATGTTACTGTTGGTTCTAACGACTCTTCTGGCCTTTTCCAGGCTGTGAAGGGTGGTTATCCTCTTAAGGCTGGTAAATTTAGAGATTATTTTACCTCTTGTTTACCTTCTCCTCAAAAAGGACCTGATGTTTTATTACCTTTAGGCGATTACGCCCCTGTTGTTTCTCGTGGTGTTAAATTAGTTCCTTCATCTTCGTATACTGATGAAGGTGTTGTTAATAACGTTTTTAAATTTTATGATTTGAATAAGGGTATTAATAAAGAGTCTGGCGAATTTCAATTGGCCAGTGCTGGCGGTGTTGGTCTTTCTTCCGGTGCAAGCCTTTCTGCAAATACTGTTGCTGGTACTGATGCGCAAATTTTAGCTCCTGCTAACTTGTGGGCTAATTTAACACAGGCTACCGCTGCTACTATTAATCAGCTTCGCTTGGCTTTTCAGATTCAAAGGATATACGAGAAGGACGCTCGCGGCGGTACCAGATATATCGAGATTCTGTCTAATCATTTTGGCGTGACTTCTCCTGATAGTCGTTTGCAGAGACCGGAATACCTTGGTGGAAATCGTATGCTGATTAATGTAAACCAAGTTGTTCAAAATTCTGAATCTGCTACAACTCCGCAGGGTACAACTACCGCTTATTCTTTGACTGTTGATACCCATTCGGATTTTACGCAGTCGTTTGTTGAACATGGATTTTTGATTGGCCTTTGCGTTGCTCGTTATGATCATACTTATCAGTGTGGAATTGAACGCTTTTTTAGCCGTAAAAGTCGCTTTGATTATTATTGGCCGTCGCTGGCCAATATTGGCGAACAGCCTGTATATAATCGTGAAATTTTTGCAGATGGTACGGTTGCCGACGATGGCGTTTTTGGTTATCAAGAAGCATGGGCGGATTATCGTTATAAACCTAATAGGGTTTGTGCCGAAATGCGTTCGATTTCTAAAAAGTCTTTGGATGCTTGGAATTTGGCCGACGATTATGCTGATCTTCCCAAGCTTTCTCCTGAGTGGATCGTTGAGGATAAGACTAATGTAGATCGTGCGTTAGCTGTTACGTCTTCCGTTGCTAATCAGTTTTTCGGTGATTTTTATGTCAAAAATTTATGTACTCGTCCTATGCCAGTTCTTCTGTTGTCATTTTTTTCGGATACATTGCCTCACGCACATCCTGA